CCAAGAAGGATTTTTGTTTGCCCACCTAGTGCCTCTAAAGAGGTTCAAGATGCTACTTTCGAGGGGAATTTACATCATATTCAAACAGCAGATTTTTTGCTTGTTAATACACGAGACAAGGATATCGGGACTATTTGGGAAACTGGTTACGCATACGCATTTGATAAGCCTATTATTTATTTTTGTGCAGGCTTGCCTAAAGGCGCTAAGTTTAATCTAATGTTAGCAAGAAGTGGTATTAAAGTTTGTACTTCTTTTGTTGAGCTAGAAGATTATCTAGATAGAGTTATTAAAAAGGGCGAACTCATAGAAGAGCCATACACAGATGCCATCGAATGACACAGAAAAATTTTGGTCATTTAAAGATACCAAAACACATAAAAGTGTTACATGTATAAGTAATGTTAACGTAGTAAGAACTTTTTTGTTTAACAGAAGTTTTCTTGTTAGAATAAGACAGGGCAAAGAAACAAAATACGTTATACCATACAAATACACATCAGTAAAATGGCCTAATGGTTTCTATACAGGCATAAGTGATAATTTATTAGTAATGTTTACTGATGACGAAATAAAGGACGTAGTGAACTAAAATGAATTTAAAATATGAAAAAATATTTAAAAACTGGTCTTTTCATAATATTATTGCGCATCCTTTAATGCAATTCTTACAATGGGCAGGAAAGAATGATTTGGCAAACAAAGTTCACGATTCTACTTTACCTGAGAGTGTTGAAGAAGAACCACCTGCAGCTAATACAGAATTAGATGATCCTGAAGCTTATAGAATTTTAAAAGATTGAGTAATAAGGCTGAAAATGATATTGGTTTAAACATTAACGTTGGCCATGTTATAAACTACAATTTTTTATATTCAAATGAAGAAGAAAAAATAGGATTAGTTATAGACATAAAAAAAGATAGAAACTTTTATGCTATGATTTACGTTCTATCAAACAATGAAATAGATGTCATACCTTATAATATAATAACGTATAAAGTAATTTAAAAGTGTTTTTTAAGATAAATAACAGTTTTTTCTTGGATGAAGAAGATATTGGTAATCTTGTATGTGTAAAAATTCATCAACATTACTATAATTCAATAGATATATATGATAATTGTTTAGTGATTGACGCCATTTATACAGATAGCAATATTAGGCCGAGTCAAATAGTATTTTTAAAAGAATCCGGTTTTATATTGAAACTTAATATGAATTATAATTCAAGTATAGAAGTTAAAAATTTATCTAGTATAAAAGAATTGAAAAGCAAAAATGATAAAAATAGGTTCTTTGATAAATATGAAAGACATTACAGCAGACAAAGAAATCAATAATGTCATTGTCTTGAATAAAAAAAAGACGTATTCTAATGCGATTAGAGACTATTATGTTTATGAATTGCTATATGACAACGTAGTTTATAAAAACGTTGATATGACGAAGTATAAGGTGATATAAAAATGGAAAAGTATAGTTCATATAAGAGCGGTTTAAAAATAGGAGACTACGTTCATTACGAATACAATTGTATTTTTGCTTCTTTTGTTGAGAGAAGTTTGATTTTAGATAGAAAGCATCTTTTTACAAAAGAGACTAGATGGGGAGAACGAAGTTTTTTTGAATATTCTGTATATAACAATGGGAACGTAAAAAAAATAAGAACACAAGATATGAGAATTATAAATCGTGAAAGGACAAGCTAAAATGAGAATTGCAATAACTGGTGAAAAAGGTTTTATCGCTAGCAACTTATCAAATAAAATTAATAAATTTAGTCATGAATTTGTATCGTTAGATGAAAGCAAATATTCAGAAGGCTATGAAACTACTGAGAGTGGTGAAGTATGTGTGTATAGTAATAGCATCGAAAAATGGTCACAGCTTCTTTCAGACTTAGATGTTGATGTTGTTATACATAATGCTGCTGTTGTAGGAACTGATGTTGTTGCGTTAAACCCGGAGCATGCAATATCAACTAATGTGTTAGGAACACACATTATAACTGAGGCAGCTAATAATACGAATACAAAGATTGTGTATATAGGGACAACAGTTATATATGATACGTATCTTTATCAAGAAAATGAAATCTATGAGGACAGCACAATATATCCTAGAACAAATTATGCTGTTCAAAAATATGCTGGCGAAATGACTGTTAAGAATAATGCAAAAAACTGGTTAGTAGTTAGACCGTTATTTGCTTATGGTGGTGTAGGAGATATGAATTCACTTATATCAAAGTCATTATTTTGTATACATAATAATATAAATAATATAGATATGTTTTTAAATCCTGAAAAGATAAAGGATTATATGCATGTTGAAGATTTTTGTAGTAGTGTTATGGATTTAATTGTAAACGATATTAGTTATGAAGATTTCAACATTACAGCAGAGAATCCTTATAACACGTTAGAAATAGTTAGTTTAATTGAAGAAGTGACTAGTAGAAGTTTAGAGTCAGTTATTAAGTGGCACCCTGAAACTGATTACTTGGGAAACCATAGATTAAGTAACGATAAATTTCTAGACGTTATAGGGAAAAGTAGAACTAGAAGTCTTAAGGAAGGAATAAGACAATCTTGGGAGTCAATAAAAGAAATGGATAAATTTAATAAGTTTAATCCACTTAAACATTTAACAGAAGCAAAAGATAAAAACATTGATTTGAAGATGTTTTTCCCTAAGTGAATTAGACTCAACCTGTAAACTAATCGCATTGTTAGATACTTACTCTTAAAGGAGTAAGTTATGGTTAGAAAAAGTACACAAGTAACATTGATATGCACAAATTGTGCTTGCGAATATAAAAAACTTGCATCAAGAGCAGAAAAATCAAAGTTTTGTTCTAAGTTATGCAAAGATAAAAAGTCAATACAATATAAGATTGAAAAATGTGTTAGCTGTCAAGAGGAGTTTAAATCTAAAAGAGGAAAGAAATATTGTTCTAGAGACTGTTATATCAAAGAGCACAAGCATGAAAGAATGGATTTGACTTGTGACTACTGCGGCGATGTTTATCAAAAACCTGTTGGTAAACCTACGAAATATTGTGGTAAGCAATGTCAGTATAAGGCTCAAAGCAGCGGTTTACATGAAATACCTTCAAATGGTAGGTTAGGTTTTAGATATGATTTGCCGAGCAATTACTTTTTTAAGTCATCTTTAGAGGCAGACTATGCGAGATGGTGTGAAGCTACAAAAAAACCTTATGTTTATGAGCATAAAACATTTACAGTTCAATATGATGGAAGAGACAAGCAGTATACACCGGACTTTTATCATCCCGATGAGGATAGATATGTAGAGTTAAAAGCAATAAGAAGAGATAGGAAGTTTAATTCTAATCTTCTAGCTGCAGATATTTTAAAGCAGCAAGGGCTTAATATCGATGTGTTGTTAATGCATGAATTTTATAAAATAATAAAACAAAGTGGTCATTATTGGACAGTTGACAATATAGAAAACAAAAATTATCATGGAACAAGAAGACTTATATATCTTAAGAAAACACAGTAAAGGATTCGCGGCGTTAACTATAGTTTTGTTGGCTGCAGTCTTATCTATACTGTCATACATAGTAATACAATACGGAAGGATTTCTCTTAATGTTGTTGAAGAAAAACAAAGTTTAGATTCGTGTAGCGTGGGAGTAGGAAGAAGTATTATCAGCACAAACGATATTGAGAGTATTTGTTCTAGTGGTTTTTTGAATAGCTGTAGTGGTTTTTTGAACATGCCTGTGCCGAACATGAGTTGTGTTGACGAAGGATTAGAGTGTGATGGTGTAGGTATATGTGAAAGAGTTTTTACTATATCATCTACGTACAATCCTGGTCGTGGAGAAGTTTCCAAGGATGTTGTAGTTAAAGTCAAGGAAGAAGAGCATGATGTGAGTATTGTAGACGCTGCTGTAATAATGTTGCTTGATTTTAGTGGTTCTATGAATGGAAATAGAATTACACAGTTAAAAGACACAGTAAGGTCATTTATAGATTCTGATTATAATCTAAGTTACTCTGTTATTCTTTATAATAGCGACATTATAACAACATCAAATATTGGAAAAGGTCAGCAACACAAGCAATCTATACACACTATAATTAACAGCAATAATCCTGGCGGTGGGACAAATTTTGTAAAGCCTTTGAACGAAGCATTAAATCAAATACAAACTAGCAATTACGAAGTATACTACATACTTTTGATAAGTGACGGCTCACCAAACGAAGGTATAGACTCTTCGCAAAACTTTGTTCAAAATAACGTATTAAGCTTGAACAATGATGCATGTTTATTTACTACATCACAAAATCCTTGTATTACAGTATATACTTTGGGTGTTGACAATGCAAACCAGAGTGCTTTGCAAAGTATAAGTGGAAATACTCTTAGTCAAAATCCAGAAGAGTATAGTTATGCAGTCAATGCTAATCAAGTGCAATTAGCATTTCAAGCTATTATAGAAGAGATAATGTGTAGAATAGGACCGGTTTTAGCTGAGTTACCTATTAACGTATTTAATGGTTTAGACTTGTTAGATGAAAACATTGATTATGTATATAATGAAGATACAAAAGTGTTTAAGTTTTATGATGTTGATCCATTTTATATCTGTACTGAAATGTTGAATGATAGTGCACAATTAACTTTAAGATGGGGAGACGTGAATTTAAATGTTAGCGAGTAATGAAAACAAACAAGAAGAGATACGATTTGTATCACAGTTAAACAAAGGTGATATTATCAATGTATTTTATCACGGAATGTGTATTAAAGAAAACTGCTTAATTGTAGAGACTATTCAAGATCACTACTTTGTTAACGGGTTGATTGTTTACCTGAATGGTTTACAAAAAGAAACTATTGATTTAGAGAATAATGACGGATTGTGGGTTACTAAGGCTGAAGTTTAGCCTATTCCATGCTTTGATGCATTCTTTAAATAATTGTATGCTCTTGGTAATTTTTTCTTAAGATTTTCACCATCAGAATAATATTCTAATCATATCTGGATTTTAAGACAGAATTAAAGAAATGTATTTTTTAATTAGCGTCTCATTTGATTCTTGCGGATCTTGCGAGTTTTGTTTTTGTAGAAGTAGATGTCTAGTCTCACTAATTAATTTAAGTATAGATCCTTTACCAAACATTTTTTCTATATAATCTATTACAATTTTAATACCTTCGTCAGGTAAATATAAATTGGCGTCAGGTGCAAGTGTTACAGCATAATTGACGCTTCGATGTATGCCCTTAGCAATTTTAAGAACTTGCCGCTGACTCATCCCACTAAAAAACAATGATAGCAGACTAGAATTATTTGCAACCCGTTCAAATAAATCGTTGTCACCTTCTGTATAATGTATTCTACCTAGTTCTAAACTATTCATGTGAGCTTCTGGTATTGTTTTTAGCAGAGCAATAGTCTCAAGATATTGTTCTACACCTTTCGAAGATCTTAACAAAAGCATTAAAAGATCATTAAAATGTTTTTTGCTGTTTGGTTTGATATCAATATAACTAAAACAAGCTTCACATAAAGAGATGAGTGTCTGAAATGGTAGCTTTATTTCATAACTAATCCATCTTAAATACATTTGGAGATTGCTAATATCTGGAGGAATATCACCTGAAATTATTCCTGAAACTAATGCTTCAGCGTATTCTTTGTTCTTTGTTTCAACTTTTCTATTATTTTTAAGTATTAATCGGGTTTCTGCAGGCGTTTGTGATTGCTTGAGTTCATCAATTAAAGGACTCCAATTGTTTGCAGTGTCAAGCTTTTGATTAATAAATTGGTGGTATTTCTGGTTTGTAATCTGCCTTTTAATGTTTTCATCTCTAATGTCTAATAAATTTTGTTCAACACCCTGTCTAGCTTTTGTGCCTAATCTATCGATGTCTTCAAAAATTATATCAATTATTTTATTTAAAAGATCAATTCTTACACAGCTTATTATTTCATTCTGGAATAAGGTAAAAACACCACGAGTCATATTGTCAATAGATCCTGCAATTTGTGCTGAAGAAATCGTATCAAGCTCTTCAAACAGAAACTGCTGAATTTCAGGTAATTCTGTAAAGTATTTTCTTTCCCAAGGAAGCTTGCAAATTGCTGTTTTATAGTCTTTGTTTTTTGTCGGAAAGTAAAAAGTAAGCATTTTTATTAAAACATCAAGTATATCTTGGCCAGTAAGATTATCTAAGCGACTTCGATATCTTGCTAATTGAGCAACTTGATACAATTCTACGTTCATCATTAAACGACTATTGTCAAGACTGTTTAACTTATTTAGAGACTTTCTAGAAAATAACATATCATTTACAGATAAGTGGCCGCCATATTGTATGTTACGAAAAACTAACATACCATAGCTGACTTTGTCTGCATTTTCTATGTAAATATCAATAAACCTTTCGAAATCTTTTTTTGTAACACTTTGCTTGTTTATTGGAGAAGTTATTACATCTAAAAATCTTGGAAAATAATAATTAACGTCATTGTCTGTGAAATAGTTTATTTTTTTACAAAGTTCAGTTATTAAGTTTAAGCATTCTAAGTGAATATTTTCTATGTTGTTTTGGTCAACTTTAAAGGCTTGTAATGGATTACCACCTGTGCCAACAGCTTTATTTATTTTGTTTTTTGTATTTGAAAATAAAACGTGGTTAATAAACATACTTTCTATTTTTAAGTTATCATTAACAACTAAGTCATAAACCTTTTGTATTGTTTCGTATGTTAGCTCAGGAGAGTCTGCAACTTTATTGATTTCATTGCACCAATAAAGTGTAGGCAAAAGTCCTTCTACACTTTGTAGTTGATCTTGTTTAAAGTCTTCTTCGTCAACATCGTTTTCTTGCGCAATATCATTTAGCGTTTCAAAGTCTATGTCTAGTGCTAGCTTTTGGTCTGGAAAAAAACTCGAAACATTTGAATGCCATTCTACTTCTTTACCTACAACTCTACCTAATTCTACAACTTTTGCTTTTCTTTGAGGATTGTAAACAACGCAAACAGGTCCGTCATGGTCACCTCTAAATATAATACCGTCTATGACAGAAGTTAAATACTTGGGTGTATAATTACCCATGACGTATTTAGTAAAAGAAAAAGCAGAAGATGAAGTTAGATTTTTATTGTTAGGATCGTCCACTAAATAACTAGTCCCATTTATTCGTTGTGTTAATGGAGTGCAATATTGTTTTAAGTCTTCTTTTGTTTTCGCAAATAATTCGTCTTTTGCAAGAGAAGAAAACTTTTCATCAAACAACTTTTCTATCTGGTCTTCTAGCTTCCATTTATCACCGTGAATTTGTTTAGCCAAATCTTCAAAAAATATAATATAATTGCTAATGTCAACTTCAAATTTAAAACATATATCCCCATACAAATGAACAATAGAAGGGTTAAAATCGTAACATGTATATAATCCTGGGCCGTACATATCTCCGTGGCCAGGTGTAAACCCAGTTCCCACTGTATATGGGTCTGATAGCAGTTCTGTAATTCCTTGAAACTCTATATCGCTTTTACTTTGCTTGGTTACACCACTCATGGCTTTATCATAAGTAACTCTATTAATAATGTTTCTAGCACGATCTTTGACTTTTCTTGGCTTGCTAGGCTTAAAAGGTTTTTCTGTATCTTTTACATAAGACGAGTAATCTTTAAACTTTTTTGCACCTGTTAAGTGATAAACTGAAAGCTTGTTTCCTCTTAGCTCTATTCCTTTATTTTCTTTAATAAGAAAATTTTCTTTTAAACTGTACTTTGTCATTATAAGCCTTGTTATATCTTTTATGTGTAAATATAAATATAATGTTGTTATAATAAATAAAAACAAGAAAGGTATATAATTTGTCTATTGATTTAATAACTCCACCAGACAGGTTTGTTTCTCTTCATTCTCACTCAACTTTT